TTAAAGCTGATAGCGAATCATTACCACGTCAGCTTGGATGAGCTTGTATGGGACGAGGGCGAGCGAGAGAGTAAACCTTTATAGTATCGCAAAAAAAATTGGTCTTTGCCCCCAATTCGGGGCAAGCGAATAAAAATATGTGTCAGAATGAGGGTGCGGGGTTATATCCGTATCCTCATTCCATCCATCCTTTCTTTCCTCCTGACCCCGGCGGATGCCGGGGATATGCAGACGTAGCTCAGTAGGCAGAGCACCGCGCCAGGAGGTATGCGCTGGTTCAAACCCAGCCGTCTGCACCAGAATACCGGGTCGCACCCGACTGTGAAAGTCAGTCGCAGGAAACGCGATAGATCAACCTGACGTCTCGGAAATAGCAACGAGGGCAAGTCGCTCAGGAGCGCGACGCGCGAGCCACGACGCAATAGGACTTTGAGAGCCTGACAAATCGGGGCACAGGACCCTCCGCACCTCTCAACGATGTGTCCCAGGAGGGACATTCACGGCATAGGTGCCCCGTAAGGGGAGACCACAGCGAGTGACGGGGACTTTCCCTGAAGCGCTAAAGCAGGGCAGGACTGCAATGCCGTACCATCCCGGCCAGCGGGCGAGGAAGCGTAAAAAGCTAAGTATCAGGCGGCTGGTATAATTGCCAAGTTCTTGATGGCTGGTAGGAAGGCGCAGCGCAGCCGGGAGCCGATAAAAAAGATTTTGCGTACCATGTTTAGCTTTGGAAGAGCCGGATACGCAAGAGGTGTATGCCCCTCGGGGCGGGTAAAGTCTGCTATGTAAGGCCAAGGGGCGGGGGCTGGTAGCAAAACGAAAGGGAGTGAGCGTATGGCTGGCGGAGCGCCAAGGAAATGGAAAAGCGTAAAGGCAATGCAAAAAGCCATTGACGCTTATTTTGAGAGCTGCAAAGGGGAACCGATTATTGGCGACGATGGACAGCCGCTGATGGATAAATACGGCAACGTCATTCTGATAGGGCAGAAGCCGCCCACGATAACGGGGCTTGCGTTGGCGTTGGGGTTTACGGGCAGACAAGCGCTGATCGATTATCAGGCGCGGCCGGAGTTTGCGGACACGGTTACGCGCGCGAAGTCCCGCTGCGAGGAGTACGCTGAAACCCGTCTGTACGATAAGGACGGGGCGAACGGCGCGAAATTCAGTCTTGGATGCAACTTTGGATGGCGTGAAGTCAACGAAACAAAATTGACTACAGATGCGGTCAAGGTGGTCATTGATGTCTGAAATCCACCTGTCGAATAAAATCGGCCCTGCATTTTACAGCGTGGCGCGTGACATTTTTCATCATGGTCACACGCACTATGATTTTAGCGGCGGGCGCGGCTCGCTGAAATCCTCCACAGTATCAATTATCGTTCCGCTTCTGCTAGTTGGAAATCCGGGAACGCATGCGCTTGTGTTGCGCAAGGTGGCAAATACAATCCGCGATAGCGTTTATGCCCAGTACATTTGGGCAATCGGCGAGCTGGGCATGGCGGCGTATTGGGAAGCGAAAGTATCCCCGATGGAGCTGATCTATAAGCCGACAGGCCAGAAGATTATGTTTCGCGGCGCTGATGACCCGATGAAGATCAAGTCTATCAAAGTCCCGTTTGGCTATATCGCCGTGACGCACTTTGAAGAAAAAGACCAGTTTGCCGGACGCGCGGAAATCCGAAACATTTTGCAGTCCACCATGCGCGGTGGCTCGGTGTTTTGGAATTTTGAGAGCTATAACCCGCCGATCTCGCGCGATAACTGGGCGAACAAGGACAGCTTAGAAGAACGCGCTGACCGGCTGTGCCACAAATCAACATATCTGCAAGCACCGCCTGAGTGGTTGGGAGAACAGTTTCTTGCAGAAGCGGAACACCTAAAAGAGACGGACGAGCGAGCATATCAGCACGAATATCTCGGTATCCCGGTAGGGACCGGTGGAAATGTGTTTGACAAGCTGGAACTGCGGGAGATTACCGATGAAGAAGTCAAGAGTTTCGACCGCATCTATCAGGGGGTGGACTTCGGCTGGTTCCCAGACCCGTTTGCTTTTATCCGGCTACATTATGATCGGGCGCGAGAGACCATCTATCTGCTGGACGAGATTTACCAAAACAAATTATCCAACGAGCAAAGCGCGACCATGATTAAGCAGCGCGGATATAACAACATTAGGACAATCTGCGACAACGCCGAGCCGAAGAGCGTTGCCGATCTCCGCGCAATGGGGCTACCTGCGTATGAAGCGGTCAAAGGCCCCGGCTCTGTGGAATATGGCATGAAGTTTTTGCAGCGGAGAACGATTGTTATTGATAGGCGACGCACACCGCACGCTTACGATGAATTTGTTGGATACGAATACGAACGAAACAAAGACGGTGACATTATCAGCGGATACCCAGACGCGAACAACCACCTGATTGACGCGACCCGGTATGCGTTGGAGCCTGTCAGCCGCAGAATGGGAGTTATTGCATGAGCAGTGCAGTTATCCAAAAGTTAAAAGAGCTTGGCTATACAACGATCCCTGAAGAGTTTTATGGGCAAGTTGATCTGTGGGAATCGTGGTACGTTGGTAAAGTGAAGGGATTCCACCAGTACCGCAGATATAACGGCCACAAGTGGACTAAACACAATAGAGCAACGCTCAGCATGGGGAAAAAGGTCTGCGAGGACTGGGCGAACCTGCTCATGAACGAAAAAGTCAAGATCACGCTTGAGGGCAAAAAGGAACAGGATTTCATCGATCGCGTTTTGGCGGAAAACAATTTCACCGTCAAAGCTAATGAGATGCAGGAGATGAAATCCGCCCTGGGGACGGTGGCATATATCCCCCGCGTGACGGGGCAGGGCGTGACGGATTCTGGAGAGATCATCCCCGGTGACGCGTCCAGCATTGCGATTGATTATGCCACGATGCATGACATTTACCCACTTGCATGGCAGAACGGCTTTATTTATGATTGCGCTTTTACTTCCAGAGTTACGCGAGACGGAAAGGATTATGTGTATTTCCAGATCCACCGCAGAGCGAATGATGGGACGTATGTAATCGAAAACCGAATTTACCGATACCAGAACGAACAGTTGTCCGATGAAGATTTGAAGAATGTTCCCGGGTTTGAGCGCATCCCCCCTGTTGTATACACCGGAAGCAATAAACGGCAGTTTGTAATTGACAAGCCAAACATTGCAAACAACTTTAATTATCTTCTGCCTGTTGGCATTTCCGTTTTTGCAAATTCTATTGATGTTCTTCGCGGCGTTGATACTGCGTATGATTGCTACGTCAATGAGTTTGAAAACGGTCCCATGATGATGATGGTCAAAATGCCAGCGACAAAGTATGAAGACGGTGAACCGACACTGGATGACAATGACAGGCGGTTTTACCTTCTCCCGGAAGATACACAGCAGGGGAGCGTTGTTGAAACCGTTGCACCGGAACTTCGGACGGCTGCGCTGAATGTCGGCCTGCAAGACCAGCTCAATATGCTTTCCAGCAAATGCGGGTTCGGTGAAACCTATTATCGATTCGATGGCGGCAGCATGGCAACGGCCACGCAGGTAATCAGCGAGAATAGTACCATGTTCCGCACGATCAAAAAGCATGAAGTCATTTTGGAAAGTGCTCTGGTTGAGCTTTGCAGGGTCCTTCTGCGGCTCGGTAATAAGGCGCTGGGTGCAGGGCTTGATGAAAATGTTGAAATCAGCATTGATTTTGATGATTCCATCATTGAGGACAAGCAGAGCGAATTTGCCCGCGACCTGCAAATGCTCAACGCAGGGATTATGAACGCCTGGGAATTCCGGGCAAAATACATGAACGAGGACGAGTCGACCGCAAAGGCGGCGCTGCCAAAGATGCAGGACATGACGACCGAAGGACAACAGGAGGTAGAGTAATGGGCGGAAGAGGCGGAGCTGGTGGCGGCATTGGAGCCGGAGAATTTGGGCGTGGGCGCGGTATGAGCCTTGCGCGGTTTTTGTCACAGCAGGATATTAACCGAGCAAACGCTGCGTCTGTCACTGATATGGGCGATATTATCAGGCGCACATTTGAGCGCAACGCTGCTGAGATCAATGGGCTTGAGCTGTCGGACGCTGAAAAGAAAGACGCCGTAAAGCAGATGGCAACTCTCGCAACAACGGCGCTCAAAACGGCGGCAGGAGCAGTCAATCCTTATGCAAGTGGGCCTGCACGCCTGACAACGGCGCAGAAAACAGGAAGCGCCGCAGACAGAGCTGCAAGAGCGCGTGGTGAAATGGATAGCTACATGCGGAAATTGCGTGACCAGTCCAGTAAAAACCGCAAAGCAGCAGAAAACAAGGCGTTTTCCAATGCCTTTGTAACAGCGCAAAAGTCCGGCGCGTTGGAAGTTACGGTAAACGGCAAGAAATACCGCAGAACTAACAAGCGCAGCGGTACATGGCGTCCGGTATGATTAACTTTGAAAATCTCGACAAGTTTATATTCCCCGGCGTGGGCAAGTACGACATTCCGCAGATCGAGCCGGTCAAGGCGTATCCGCAGGGAGAGTTTATCCCCGTGAATTACCATTACACGGCGAAAAACCCGGCGAGTAAGATCGTGCATTTCTTTGTGGATGATTATCAATTCATCCGATACTGGAACACGCCTGACAAGTACATTCCAAAACTGACGCAGTTTGCGGCGGTGTGCGCGCCGGACTTCTCCACATACACGGATATGCCGCTGGCGATGCAGATATATAACCACTATCGCAAGCACTGGTTGGCGGCATATTGGCAGATGCACGGCATGACGGTTTATCCCTCTATCTCATGGAGCGACGAGAACAGTTACGATTGGTGCTTTGATGGCGAGCCAGTCGGCGGGATTGTTGCGGTTAGTTCGGTAGGCACACAGCAAAACAAGGAAAGCAAGCGTCTTTTTCTGCGCGGCTACGAGGAAATGATGAAGCGGCTATCGCCGGAATGGGTAATATTTTACGGCAGAGTGCCGGAGGAATGCGACTGGAATGTGATCCGGGTGCAGCCGCACTATGACGAGATCGTGAAGCGGAGGGAAAAATGAAATATCCGTTCACGCCGGAACTGCTTGACGCGCTCCCAGAAGAACTCGCCGAACTGTACCGTGCTCTTGAGGATACGCTACTCGACGAGATATGCAGCCGCTTGAAACTGGCAAATCAGTTTAACGAGGTCACAGTACAGGATATCCGGGCGCTGCGGTCCAACGGCATCGGCCTAAAAGAAATCAAGAAAGCAATCCGCGAGACTTCCGGCATCAGCAAAACGAAGCTGGACAAGCTGCTGGGCGATGTGGTCGCAAGGAACCAACAGTATTACACCGATATGATTGACCTTGCGCATATCACCCAGCCTGAGACACTGGTTGACGCTGCGGAAGTGGCGGCGATCAGGACGCAGACCCTTGATACATTCCACAATCTGACCGCATCCATGGGCTTCTTGGTGGACGCTGGGCGTACAATGCTCCCACCTGCCAAAGCGTACCAATGGGCACTTGACAGCGCAGCGTTGCAGGTGCAAAGCGGTGCAATCAACTACAATCAGGCGATTAAAACAGCTGTGAAGGAACTTGCGGACAGCGGTCTAAAAGTGGTTAACTACGAAAGTGGTCATCGGGATCATGTCGACGCTGCCGTGAGAAGAGCTGTAATGACCGGTGTATCTCAAATCTGTGCTAAATACACGGAGCAATCCGCAGAGTATCTGGATACTCCATACTTTGAAGTATCGGCTCATATTGGCGCACGCGATAAGCCGGGGCCGTCACCGTGGTCATCGCATAAGGATTGGCAGGGCCGTGTTTACAGCGTCCGCACGGGGGATATTTATCCGAGCATCTATGAGGTGTGCGGCCTGGGTGCTGTTGACGGGTTAGAAGGAGCCAACTGCCGCCACAGGCGGTACCCATGGGTTGAGGGCGTGTCCGAGCGCACCTACACGGATGAACAGCTGGAACACATCGATGATGGCCACGGCTGCACGTTTGATGGCAAGGATTACACGGCATACGAGGCAACCCAGATGCAGCGCCGTATTGAGCGGACGGTTAGAAAGCTAAAGCGCGAAAAAGCCGCCTACAAGGCCGCAGGATTGCATGAAGATGAGACTGCGGTAAACATACGGCTACGGCGGTTAAATACTAAATACAAGGCGTTTAGTGCGGAAGCTGGCCTTCCAGAGCAGCCGGAGCGGATGCGCGTCTATTTTACGGATGATGCAACGTTAAAAATGGCAAATGCCATGAAAACGCATCGGACGGAAGTGGCAGCGTCTAACGCTAAAGACGATAGCGACACTCTTGAGTTTTTCGGCGCAGACGCAAGAGATAACTTGAATTCTATTGTGAAAAGACGTACAATAAAGCTGGAAAATGGCTTTGCTTGCTTCCCGGACGGTGACCCGCTGAATGAAAACGTTAAAAGGGTAAAACCTCTTAAAACGTATTTTGACGTCGCTATGCACGGAAGCCAGACGGCAGTCGGATTTGGCACAAAAGAACTCAATATGTCACCGCGCTTACTTGCCGCAGTCATTCGGCATAGTAAGGGGTGGAACGGCCAGAAAGTTCGTTTGCTATCTTGCAGCACAGGCGCACGCATGGAAAACGATTATTGCTTTGCAGAAGAGCTGGCAAATGCACTTGGCGTTGAAGTAAAAGCCCCAGACGATGTGCTTTTTATTTCCGGTGCTGGCGTACTGAAAGTAGGAACGCATGGGGAAGGAAATATTTTGACGTTTACCCCAAATCAAAGAGGAAGGAGAAAGTGACATGGATTTCGGTTTTTTTAAAGGATTGCCATACAAGAATTCTATTGAGAATTTTGAAGACTATAAGAAATACAAAAATAGTATCCCCAAAGAAGCGATTTTAAGCCACATTTCCTCCCTCGATGCCGGGCTGACATCGCTGCCCAGTTTTGATATGTTTACTGGCGAAGAACTTCACGCAGGTATGTTTTGGGACGGTAAATTCACCTTTCCGTATGAGTTCCTGCATTACTACAAGAATTATGACATTGGCGTCCCCTATGAGTATGAAGCATATTTGAAAGAAATCGGGGTAGGCTAATGGATGATAAACTGATGCAGGCCATCGAGGCTATTATCCGGCGCGGCAATGACGCGGAGATCCGGCGCAAGGGTGACGGGTACATCGTGTTAGAGGTTAAGAAAACAATCAAATATTCAACTCCCGCGTAATTGGGCACGGGAAAGGGCAATAGGAGCCAACGACTGAGGTTTTCTCGGTGGTTGGCTCTTTTGTTGTAATACGCAGTGGGGAATGACGCTGTGGAATAAAGGAGAATAAAAAAATGGCAGACGAAATTAGGACTTTTGATGAAATACTGGCTGACCCCACCTACAAGGCGGAGTTTGACAGGCGAATCACAAAGGCGCTTTCGACTGTTCAGAGCAAGCTGGACGCGGAAGTGGAAAAAAACAAGCAGTTTTTAGCAAACGGCAACGCGGAAACGGACGCACTCAAAAAGGAGATCGAGGGCTACAAGTCCAAGATTGCCGATTATGACTACGCAGACGTTATCCGTAAAACGCTTTCTGAGAAAGGCGTGAAGTTTAGCTCTAAAGCTGCCGAAAAGGCGTATTTGGCAGACCTGAAAGCAAAGCATCTTGAAATCAAAGACGGCGCGCTTGATGGGTTTGACAAATGGCACGAGGAACAAGTCAGCGCCGATCCGTCCGCGTTTCAGGATGGTGTAAAAATTGACTGGTCCGCTGCCGTTGGCGGCGGTGAAAAGAAAACTGACACCAATGCCGCGATGAACAATCTGATTCGCGGCGCACTCAAGTAACAAAAAGGAGAATATAACATGGCAAGTATTGATCGTTCCGCACTTTCTGGCCTGATCCCGGAACCCGTAACCCGCGAGATCATGCAGGGCGCTATCGCTGAATCTGCCGTTCTGCGCATGGGCCGCAGACTGGCGAATATGTCCAGCAAGACGCAGACCATCAATGTGCTCGACGCGCTTCCCTCCGCGTATTTCGTCAACGGCGAGGCCACTGACGGCGGCGCCGGTGAGGCATTCAAGCAGACCACCAAGATGGCGTGGGACAAGAAGAAGCTGTACGCCGAGGAGATCGCTGTTATCGTCCCCATCCCCGAGGCTGCTCTCGATGATGCGGACTATGACATTTGGGGCGAGGTCAAGCCCCGCCTGACCGAGGCTTTCGGCAATGTTATTGACGGCGCTATGCTGTTTGGCAAGAATAAGCCCAGCACCTGGCGTGATGGCATTGTGCCCTCTGCTATTGCTGCGGGAAATGGTGTTCCTGTCAGCTCTGACATTTACGCCGACATCATGGACGAGGGTGGTCTGATCTCCAAGGTCGAGCTGGACGGCTTCAATCCCAACGGCGTGATGTCCGCTATTCAGATGCGCGGCAAGCTCCGTGGGCTGAAAGACACCACCGGTCAGCCTATTTTCAAGACCGATATGCAGGGCGCTACCCGCTACGGCCTCGACGGCATGGACATGTACTTCCCCATGAACGGCGCGTTCGACCCTGCGCAAGCACAGATGATCGTCGGCGATTGGAGCCAGCTCGTCTATGCCATCCGCCAGGATATGACCTTCAAGGTGTTCACCGAGGGCGTTATCCAGGACCCCGCCACGAAGGAAATCGTTTACAACCTCATGCAGAACGATATGGTCGCGCTTCGTGCCGTCATGCGTCTCGGCTGGGAGATCGCAAACCCCATCAACGCGTACAATGCAGAAAAGACAAATCCGTTCCCGTTCTCCGTTTACGGCAAGGGCGGCGCTATTTCCACTGTTGCTGTGTCCCCTGCTACCGCCACCGTAAAGAAGGGCGAGAGCAAGCTGTTTACCGCCAAGGTTGACGGTGAGGGCATCATCAACGGCGAGGTTGAATGGTCTCAGGATGGTGCGAAGAGCAAGATCAGCGATGAGGGTGTCCTGACTGTCTCCGCTACCGAAACCAAGGGCAGTATTACCGTTACCGCCAAGTCCAAGCAGGACGGCACAAAGACCGGCACTGCCACTGTCACTGTTTCTGGCTGATTTGAAAGGAGCTGACCCAATTGACATACGCTGATTACACATACTACTCCGGTGTCTATATGGGCACTGTAAGCAGTGGAGATTTTCCGCGTCTGGCTGTCCGGGCCAGCTCCTTCCTCGATTATTTCACGCAGAACCGAGCCAAGGACAACGTGGATCTGGATGCGGTAAAGATGTGCTGCTGTGCGCTGGTTGACAAGTACGCGGTTATCGAAGCTGCGCAGGCGCTTGCAATGAAGAACCTTGCGACTGCTGCCGCTAATGACGCAGAAGTCAAAAGCGAAACGGTGGGCGGTTATTCCCGCACACTGGCGACCGGCGGCGAATCTGCCGCTTCTGCGCTGAACGCTACGGATGGGGCAAGAAAGCTGCTCGCAGAGACCTGCATGGAGTATCTCGCCCACACTGGCTTACTGTACCGAGGGAGGGGGTGCGGATCATGTACGCTCCCCACACTGTAACGATCTACAATCCGGTCAAAGAAACCGACAAGGAGACGTTTCAGGAAACGCAAAAGCTGTATGTGACCGTACTTCGTGGCGTAATGCTGCAAGCATCTAAAGCTGTTAACGTGCGCGAGAGTGGTCTTGCCGGAGCGGATGCGGTTGACCTCTACATTCCGTTTGGTGTGGAAGCCGTGGACGGCTTTACCGGCAAGGTGAAAACCTATGTCGGTCCGCAGCGGTTTTACGCCGCAGAGGACAAAACCGACCTGTGGACGCTTTCTGTCAAAGGCAATGGTGGGACAACGTTTTTCATCAAAGGCGAGTTTGTGACAGACAATGAAACCGTGGCGCTGGCTCAGGACAATTGCTACACCGTGACCAAGGTTGACGAAAAGGATTTCGGTAGCGTTGATATGCAGCACTGGCAGGTCGGAGGCGTGTGATATGGCGTTAAAATTTTCCGTTCAGACGGACGGCATGGACGCTGTAAAAGAGGCCGTTTCCAAGGGCTGTGATCGCGCAGAACACGTTCTTGCGGTGCAGGTTGCAAAAGATACCGCCCCGTTCGTTCCTATGCTCACAGGCTCTCTGAGGACGCGTACAAAGGTAACGGGGAACACGGTTATTTACCCCGGGCCGTATGCCAGGTATTTGTACTATGGCAAGCTGTACGTTGATCCACTGACCGGAAGCTCTTATGCGCGGAAAGGCGTTACGAAGGTTCCAGCAGTGCCGGAAAAGGATTTGATTTTCCACAGAACCGGGACCTGCTCCCATTGGTTTGAAGCATCCAAAGCACAGAACATGGAGAAGTGGGTTCGTGTAGCAGAAAAGGCGGTGAAGCGTGATCTCTAAAGAAAAACCTATGATGCTGGCATCCAGCAGCGAAAAGGCAGACCTTGACCGTCTGATGCTGATTTGGGCGAACCGCTTCCCCGGTATTCCGGAGAATGTGGATCTGATCAAGTACGAGTATTTCGCGGCGAAAACGGTAGGTATGGCGCTTTCTTCCGTTCAGGGTGCCGTTATCACCAAGAAGTATATTTGCGGTGGGTATCAGGCGGAGTATTCGTTTGAAATCCACTACCAGATCGCACCACCCGGCAAGAGTGACGATACACGCTTGAAGGCGGTTGAAGTGCTGAACAAATTTGCGGACTGGGCGCAGATGCAGCGACCGGACATTGGAGAGGGCAGGCGCGCCCTCCGCGTTGAGACGTCTGCGTTTGCATCGTATCTCGGCGCGACAAGCGACCAATACGAGGACTACATGGTCCCGCTAAAACTGATTTACGAGGTGAATGTATAATGGCAGATTTAACTTTTGCGACGCCCGAAGGTCAGACCATTGACCGCGAGCTTTTGATCGCGTATCTGAATACCGGCTCTAAGGAAGCTCCCACTTGGAGCGCCATCGGTAAGCGTGTGGAGGATTCCAGTGAAGAGATGGACTGGGGGCAGGAGAGCAAACAGGACATTCTGGGCAACACCTTCACCACCATGAAGAAGCCCGTTATTTCCCAGACCTTTGATCCCATCCCTCTGGACGCTGGCGATGCCGCTGCCGTGAAGATGTGGAACCTTGCCGTTAAGGATCATGACGCGCAGGCGCTTGCCAATCAGGACATGATGATCGGCCACTTCTACGCAACCTCCGGCGAGGCGAAGTTTGCCGAGCGGTATGATTCCTGTGCTATTGCCGTGACGGGCATCGGCGGCGACGGCGGCGGTACGCTCAACATCACGAGCGAGATCACCTACGGCGGCAATCGTACGCTGGGCACCATTACCAAGGACACCAGCGGCGTGACCTTTACGGCAGGGGCTTAAAAATAAAGGGGCGGGCGCAAACCCGCCCCAATTTCGGAGGCTAATATGAAAGACCTAATTTTCGATACCGGTTTAGTTACCTACAACATCAACGGCAAATGCGAATTCTCTTTTAACCCCACCGACAGCGCCTTTGTGGAAAAGCTGTTTAATGCCTTTGATATCCTTGACAAGAAGCAGGATGCGTACAAGGCAGAGGTGGAAAAGACCGCCAACAAGCGGGAAGTCTTTGAAACAGCCCGGAAGATGGACGAGGAAATGCGCGAAATCATCAATGATGTGTTTGGCTCCGACATTTGCTCTGCCCTGTTTGGCGAGATGAACGTATATGCGCTGGCGGACGGCCTGCCTGTGTGGGCGAACCTGATGCTTGCCATCATGGATGAGGTTGACACCACCTTTGCCCGTGAGCAGAAAGCCACCAACCCCCGCGTGAGCAAGTATACGAAGAAGTACCACAAATGAGGTACGATCTGCCGACTGCCGTAGAGGTAAACGGCACTGAGTACCAGATACGTTCTGACTATCGCGATATCCTGACGATTATTGAGGCACTGTCTGACGCTGAGTTGTCGGAGGAAGAAAAGGCCGAGGCCATGCTTGACATTTTCTATCCAGACTTTGCGGAAATGCCGCAGAGCGACTACGAAGAAGCGATAAAGCAATGCGCAAAATTCATCAACTGCGGCGAAGAGCAGCGTGAAGAAAAGCGTGGGCCGAAGCTGATGGATTGGCAGCAGGACTTTCCCCTGATCGTTGCCCCAGTCAACCGCGTTCTGGGACAAGAAGTCAGATCCGTTGAGTATCTGCACTGGTGGACGTGGGTATCCGCGTATCAGGAAATCGGGGATTGCACCTTTGCCCAGGTTGTGGGAATCCGCAACAAAAAGGCAAAGGGGAAGAAACTGGATAAAAGCGAACAGGAGTTTTACAAGCAGAACCGGCACCTGGTTGACTTCAAGCGGCAGTATACGGAACAGGACGAGGACGTTATCAGCAAATGGATATGAAAACCGCCCTCCGGAGAGGGCGGCTGATTGGTGGCTTATTTTTCTACCAATTCTGCATCAATGCTGACTGTTTTGGGGTCAAAAGTCAATTTATATGTTTTTGACTCGCAAACATTCAGCTTAAATTTTTGGCTTGAAACGCATCCGCGAGCAATCGAAATTGTGTGGAAGCCAAAATCGAGACGTAGAGAAACGGGCGCGTCCAAATTATACCCGGTTTTTTCTCCATCAATAATTAAAATTGATTTCCCCTCCATAACTGAACGAGGGCGTTCACATTCCACATAAAAGTTTGGCGAGTTTGAACTATTGGCATTTACCAAATTAGACATTTTCTCCACTAAGGATTCCGATCTCTTTTGGAATAATTCATCTGGGATTATACCAGAATCGTGCAAATCTTTTAGTTTTTGCAATTCGTCCAAAATTGACCCGCTTGTTTGAGTATCATCACTTTTGTTCTGGCTTGTTTGGTTTGAAATTGCAATTAACTTATCAAACAATTCTTTTTCCTTTTTCTTGTTTCCTGTGGGGGGAGTCGGCGTACATTCAATTACAGCGGTAGTCCCGTCTGCATATTCGACAAAAAAACTATAAAGAGAAAAGTTTGAGGTATGAAACAACAAAGTTTCTTCCGCTTGTCTAACGCCAAGGAGCTTTGCGGATTTAATTTTGCTTGGTTTTTTGCTAAAAAGGCTCATTATATCACTCCTTAACAATTGTTTCATTCAATATAACATATAAAATTGCACATTTCAAGCAATAGAAAGAGGGTGATTGCATGGCGGATGGTTCCGTTATTATCAAGGCGGATGTTGATGACAAACAAGCGCAGGCTGAATTAAACCGGCTTACTAAAAAAATAGATTCGCTCAATGAAAAAATCAGCGATAAAAAGCAAGAGCAGATGCCACTGGTTGAGCAATCAAAACAATTAGCGGCTGTTCTCGATGACGCAAAGGCGAAACTGGACTATATGAGAAGCGGCGATGCGTTTTTTACATCCAGCTCTATAAAGGAGCAGGAGCAGACAGTAGCATCATTGCAAAAAGAATGGGACGGTGTGCAAAAAAAGGTTGAGGCAATGGATACGTCCATCGCCAAAGATACCCGAAGCCTTGAACGAATGAGCACCCGGGCGGGAGAACTTTCTGCACAGCTCGCGGGAGCCAAAAGACACACTCAGGGGATGTCACCCGCAGCCCAAGAAGCGGCAAAGCAGATGGAAAAATTCACCAACCGCATCAAGGGCCTTGCTCGACGCGTTTTTGTTTTTACGCTCATCACAAAGGCACTTCGCGCATTGAAAGATTATATGTGGAGTGCCATTCAAACAAACGAAAAGGCCATGAAGGCGGTTTCAAAGTTAAAAGGTGCTTTGCTGGTTTTAGCACAGCCCATTTTGAATGTGCTTATCCCTGCGTTTACTGTTTTTGTAAATGTGCTGACACGTATAGTCAATACAATTTCCGACCTTGTTTCAAAAATATTTGGGACAACGGCAGAAGCATCTGCGGAAGCTGCTGAGAATCTATACGAAGAAAGCAGTGCAATGGATAAAACCGGGAAAGCTGCAAAGAAAACAAGTAAATCTTTAGCATCTTTTGACGAAATCAATAAGCTTTCCGGCAGCAATGACAAGACCAAAAATGGGCCGGATTTTACAACGGGAATAAACGATCAACTTAGCGCAATCATGGAACTATTTACCGGCGCGCTTTTGCTTGCCATCGGCGCAATTTTAACGTTTTCCGGCGCTAATATTCCGGTTGGCATTACCCTGATGGCTTTAGGCGCTGCGGCGATCTGGGGTGCTGTAAAGACAGACTGGGGGGCAATCGCAAAACTGCTGCAAGGCCCAATCGGGGTTGTTACTGCGATCCTGTCGGTTGCGTTGCTTGCCATCGGTGCAATTATTTTGTTCTCCGGAGCAAACATACCATTGGGCTTGGGGTTGATGGTTGCTGGAGCAATCGGTCTTGCGTCTGTTGTTGCAGCTAATTGGGATACTGTTAAAAAGATGCTGCAAGGCCCAATCGGAGCCGTTGTTGCTCTTTTGAGTTTTGCGCTACTCGTAATCGGTGCAGTGATTCTGTTTTCTGGCGCGAACATCCCGCTTGGCCTTGCGCTAATGGCTGTTGGTGCTGCTGGGATGGCAACGGTCATTGCGGCAAATTGGGATACAATTAAAGAAGCACTGCAAGGCCCTGTTGGAGCCGTTGTTGGCCTGCTTTCTGGCGCGTTGTTGGTTTTGGGTGCAATCTTGGCGTTTAGCGGTGCAAGTGTTCCGCTCGGTTTAGGGCTAATGGTTGCTGGCGCAATTGGGCTTGCGACTACGGTTGCGGCGAATTGGGATACAATTAAAACCTTGCTGCAAGGCGCTATTGGCGGCGTTGTTGCCGTGGTTAGCAGCGCACTATTGGTTATCGGCGCAGTCTTAGTATTCAGCGGAGTCGCACTTCCTCTCGGGATTGGATTACTTATTGCCGGAGCTGCCGGTCTTGCGGCAACGGTGATTGCAAACTGGGATACAATAACAAATCTGCTGGGTGGCCCCATCGGAGCAATCACGGCTATGATAAGCGGCGCTTTGCTTGTCTTGGGCGTAATCCTTGTGTTTACCGGAGTTGGTATCCCTCTTGGTTTGGGAATGATCGTAACCGGAGCGGCTGGACTTGGCTCTGTGGTGGCACTCAACTGGGACTATCTGAAAGAAAAATTAAGCGAAACGTGGGAAAGTATCAAATCTTGGTGGCAATCAAGCGTTGCAAAGTATTTCACCGTTGAATATTGGCAAGACCTTGGCAAAAACATTATTGATGGGTTGCTCAATGGTTTGAAGTCAGCGTTTGAAAGCGTGAAATCTTGGGCTTCTAATGCAATGGGGAGCATCAAAAATGCATTTACAGGCGGCGGTAACGTCCGCACACCTGCCATCAATTCCGCATCCGTTCCCCGTTTGGCGACCGGCGCAGTGATTCCCCCGAACCGTGAGTTTTTGGCGGTGCTGGGTGACCAGAAGCAGGGGAACAACATTGAAGCCCCTGAATCTGCTATCGAGGCAGCAGTGGCCCGTGGCATGGCTCAGTATGGCGGCGGCAATCAGACGGCCATTCTCAAGATTGGCGAACAAGAATTAGGCCGCATCATCTTCAAGCTGAACAAAGACCAGACGCAGCGCGTCGGCATTAAAGTGACCTAAAGGCGGTGTATATGAATTACATCAAAATTAACGGGACTTCGTTTGATGTGAATGTCGCGATCTCCAAGTACAACGAAAATTTCAGCGTTCTCGATGGGGAGAACGCTGGGAGATCGAAAGACACAGGCCGGATGATCCGCGATGTTCTGGGAACGTACATCGGGCATAAGGTGACTGTTTTCCGCAGAGGGAACGATTACAGAAGCTATGATGCATTCTGGAATTATCTCAAAGCCCATTCCATTGACGATTCCGTTTTGCTTGAAGCTGCGGACGGCAACACAACTATTTCCTATCGCGCATACTACACCAGCGCATCGCACGATATTGAAAAAGTTGAAAACGGGATCAATTATTGGGGAGAAATTGAAATCCATTTCATCCCAATCGCACCGCAAATCACGCGGTAAGGAGGGCTTATGGATTATGTAATGATCGGCCCTTATCAATTTGACCGGGATGCGTCTAAGGACGATATGCGGCTGGACTACTGCTCATCGTTTCAAGAAGTGGCATTGGATGAAAGCAGTCTTTCGTTCGATACGGTCAGCGTAGAGGTTTGCACTAAAACAATAGGCACACAGCTTTCTGCGCTTCCGAATAACGCTCCAATCGTTGTTTACCGAGGCGGCGAAATCAAAGCAAGATTTGTAAGCAGCGGCGTTTCCCGTATCGGGCCTGTCACTTATCAACTTACAGGGCGGTCCCCTATGGGCGCGCTTACCGGAATGGTGCACACCGGCGGCATTTACACGGGCCAAACCGTGGAAGAGGTTGTAAAAGAAATCTGCGGAAACATCCCTTCGCTGATAAAAAGTGTATATGCTGGAGTTAAACTTTATGGCTGGCTTCCTTATGCGGATGGCAAAGAACGCTCTGCACGAGACAACCTCGCACAAGTGCTTTTCGCCATTGGGGCCTATCTCCGCACAGACCTGAACGGTGTTTTGAGAATTGAACCATTGTGGGACGGTACAGCATCGCTGATTAATGTCGACCGTTCTTACACCGGAGGAACCGTGAAATACGATTCTCCCATCTCCGCCGTGACGGTGACGGAACACCAGTATGTGGCGGGGACGGAAACGAAGGAGTTGTTTTCCGGCACGGCGCAGAATGGCGATATCATCACATTCTATGAGCCAATGCACTCCCTCTCCGCAACCGGCTTTACCATTCTGGAAAGCGGTGCGAACTACGCAAAGATTTCCGCAGGAACTGGCGCACTGACCGGAAAGGCGTATATCCACAACACCCGCTTAATCACTCAGCCCGTGACGGCAGGCGCGGCGGAAAACGTGAAGTCCGTTACGGATGCCACACTGGTATCTCTGGTAAACTCCTACGCCGTGGCGAAGCGTCTTGCGGACTATTACCGATGCCGCGAAACTATCACCAATGACATTGTAAGCGGGCACGAGAAACCGGGCCATGTTGTGAGCGTATATCATCCGTATGACAAGAAGATGGTATCCGCCTGCATTCAATCCCTCGACACCACCATGAGCGCGACGCTTAAAAGCAGCATGGAGGCGCTGGTGGGCTTCACCCCGGCGCAGCCGGAATCTGCGGAGTATTTTGACGAGCGGGTTGTCCTCACTGGCTCCGGCGAGTGGCAAGTACCGGAGAATGTGACCGCAATCACGGCAGTTTTGATCGGCGGTGCACAGGGCGGGCACTGTGGACACGGTGGCAATCCGGCCACGCAAAAAACCGCGAGTATCACCGGATATATATTCGATATACCTCAATACATTACAGATAAATGGGCATTTGGCGGTAAAGGCGGCAAGGGCGGCGATCCCGGCTCCGGCGGTAAAATTTTGCAAGCAACGTTTGACGTGACCCCCGCACAGAAGTTTTCCTTTTCCTGCGGCGTTGGCGGATTTGGCGCTGCGTTTGACGCGAACAACTGGGCAAACACCCCAAGCACGCCGGGAGCTGATGGAACAAAAACCACCTTTGGCAGTCTCGACAGCGATTCTGGATCAGTATCCGAGATCGGCTACACGGACCCGGTGACCGGGGAGGTGTTTGCCGCGAAAGGCGAGCAGGGCATTGCCGGTGGTGACGGTGCTGGTATGAATCCGGACGCGGTAGATTCAAAAGAAGGAAAGATCCGACTTGCCCCGCTTCAAGCAACTTCGGTTGTGGACGAAGATGGCAACGTGTGGAAAGGCGGAAACACACGAATTGAAGAAGATGGCACGATTTCCTTGTCTGCCGGGGACGAGCAAAGTTTCACAGGAAGCTTAGAAGATGGATTTTGTGGCGGCGTGGTTTCGTACAACTGCGGAAGCGGCGCTGCTGCCGGGGCAAACGGCACACCCGGCAATTCCTCTGGCACGTTTAGCCTTGTAAGCGTACCCAGCAAAGGAATGCCTAAAACGTCAATTACTGTAACGGCCACAGGCAGCGCCTCCGTGCTCGGAGCCAACGCGACGCTGGTCCCAAAGAAACCAACTGTGTATGGCAAAGGCGGCAGGGGCGGCTACGGTGGTGGTGGCGACGGTGCTACGGGCCTGAGTGAAACCTATTACGGCGGCAGCAAGAGCGGCTCACTTAATAACACACCGGGCAGCGTCCGCGCCACTGGCAGCAACGGTGCGCAGGGTGGCCCCGGCGGCGATGGCTGTATCATTCTCTACTACCGCAAATTTGGACAAACGCGTGGCGGCCCATTGGTACAGAAGGGCGGCGGCTTATTTTTCGACCGCCTAAACAAACTTTTCATCGTGTGAGGTGATTCCAATGACGATTGAACAGAGAGTCGCAGTTTTGGAGGAGATATTCTCCAAGCTGCAAGATTACTACACATCCGCCTACTCCGGCGAGGAGATCGACGCGCGGTTGGCCTCCGCCGGTGTGCCTATCGGCATTACCAAGGAGTACAAGAGCGTGACCGAGATGAACCAAGACTTCGCCGGCACCGACGTCCAGCGCGGCCAGTTCGTCCTGATCCTGCCGGACAGCACGGCCTCCGCGGACTACGGCAAGGTGTACCTCAAGGGCACGGCCAACTGGGTGTACGCCTTCACGCTGACCACGCTCACGTCCATCAAAGGCCCCATCGGCCCTCCCGGCAAAAAGGGCGACAAGGGCGATCCCGGTTCCAGCTTCGCCATTCTGGGCTACTTTGATACGCTGGACGCCCTCAAAGCAGCCGTCCCTAATCCCAAGGCCGGTGACGTGTACGGCGTGGGCACTGTGCCTCCGTACAACATCTACATCTGGGATTCCGTCCACGGCAAGTGGGTGGCCAGCGGCAGCCTGCAAGGCCCGCAGGGCAAGCAGGGCATCCAAGGCCCCGAAGGAAAGCAGGGGCCGGAGGGGAAGCAAGGCCCGGAAGGCCCCGTGGGCGGTTCCAGCAACTTCGTCCGCTACGATGCGCCCCAGAACCTCACAGACGAGCAGAAGGCGCAGGCGCGGAAAAATATCAACTCCGCCCCCGGCGGGTTTGGGCTGGGGGTCGCAGGCGGGCAGCCCCTCTCAGCCACCGATGATCTTGACACCGTAACCAAAAACGGCGTGTATCAATGGAGCAGTTCTCTACCCAAAAACGCACCAACTGGATACTGTAAAATGCGCGTGTGGAATGGTGCTGATTGGATAAGTCAGGAAATTATGTCCGCCTACGCAAACGAAAAAGATTCCATTCGCCGCCGCGTGTTTAATAATAACGTCTGGGGGCCGTTTGAATGGGTTAACCCGCCCATGGCGCTGGGCGTAGAGTACCGCACCACAGAGCGGTATATGGGCAAGCCAGTGTATGCGCAGCTCATTGATTGTGGATATGGGCCTAATAATTCAAATGCTCATGTCACTAAAGCGATTGAGAACATAGATACCATCGTAAGATGGTCTGGCACGTCGAGTGACGGTTCCGCTTTCCCTTTTGCAAATCATATGTATTCTCCTGCTCATATTTTGAACGGCAATGTATACAAAAGCTCAAATGTATTACACATTGATTTGTATTCAAACGAAAATAAAAGCGGCGTAACACTGTATGTGAGTGTATTTTATACAAAAAAACCGGATCAATAAGGAGTAATCTGAATTGAACATGATGGCGATTCTGAACCTGCTGTCTATCCCAGCAATGCAGAGTTGATGGAGGAAAATAAACTGATGAAAAAACAGGTTGCGGAGATCCCGATTGATTATAGCGCCATGGAAAACACTTGCATCTGTTGCGGGGCAATCATCCCCGAAGGCCGTCAAGTGTGCCCAATTTGTGAGCGACAATGGCCCGAATTTTAACCTGCACGAAACCAAGTCGGACTTTTGACTTGCACGAAAGCAAGTCGGAACTACCCTAAAAACTGCAACTTTTTAAGGGGGTGTGGAATGGAAATTCTACAAATTGTATTAACTGCTGCCACCGGCTCCGGTGTGACTGCCATCATCCTCGCCATTTTACAGCGGAAATGGGCCAAGGATGACAAAAGCGATGCCATCGTGGAGGCTTTAAAGGTTCTCATGGTGGATCGCGTCCGGCATTTGGGGCAGTCGTACATCGCAGCTGGCTCCATCAGCCTGTCGGACAAAGAAGCCTTGGGAGAGATGCACCGTGCGTACAAGGCGCTGGGGGGCAACGGGCATCTCAACACGATCATGGCGGAGGTGGAGGACCTACCGCTGAGAAAGGAGTAACCATGGAAAATCTAAAAAAGCGGCTGGCAAATCTGCTGGCGGTGAAGTCGCTGGTGACCATCACGCTGACGGTGATCTTCGCGGTGCTGGCTCTGCGGGGTGACATTTCCGGGACGGAGTTTTTGACCATCTTTACAACGGTCATCGCATTCTACTTCGGCACCCAGCGGGTCAACGAGGACAAGAACAGTTGAAACCGGTTGAATACTCAACCGTAAATTTGAAAGGGGACATATTATGAACAAGATCTATGAGAACATCATCAACGAGGGAAAAAAGCAGGGCGCGCCCGTGGAGGCTATCAATGCCGAGCTGAAGGAGGCGGGGGCCAACTTCCACCTGAATCCTGACGGCGGCGTGGCCGGTTGGACGGAGGACGAAATGCGGGATGGCTTTATCCCCGCCGAGAAGGATCCGGAGGCGCTCCCTCAGACGCTGGATACCCGTCGCCGGGAGGATCTGGCGGGCACCGTCCAGATCCAGCGGATCGTCGGAGCCACCTATGAGGTGACTTATGACGAGGACGGCTACTTCATCAAGGCTTCCCGTGTGCGCCATGGTTGATACGTTTGATTGCGCAAAAGCGCAGATCTACCACAACACCGGCAAGCTGACCCCGGCGCAGATCAAGGCAAAGACCGGCTGCACCCACATCATCAACGGATACCTGTTCAACGGCAGATTTCAGCCGGTGGGCTGGACGGTGATCGACGGCAAGATCATCAGCCGGGACAAATACCAGGACTGGGGCGTGTCCATCGGCAGTGACGGCAAGCCGCAGATGCTGACGGACCGGGGCGGATCGTTTTTGTCCGGCGTGCCCATCCTTAAGGCCGGGTCCAAGCTCTACCGGGGCCTGACCGCCGACGTGGCCCGGCCTGCTGCCCGGACGGCGGTGGGCTGGATGCCCAACGGCAAGGTATGCCTGTGGTGCGACAAGACCAGCCTGACCCGGGAGCAGCTTCAAAACAAGCTGCTGGGGCTGGGCGTGGTGGATGCCCTCATGCTGGACGGCGGCGGCTCCACGCAGGGCATTTTCCCCAACGGGAAGGTGATCAGCACCCGGAAGGTGCCTACCATGCTGCTGTTCTGGGAACGGTCTGCCAAGACGGAAGATCAAGCCCTCGTATGGGGCAAGGCTCACGGCCTGCTGACGGACGCCAACGCCGGGGAGACCGTGACCCGCGCCGACATGGTCCGGGCGCTGTATCAGATCTGGGGGGATAACCATGGTTGAGATCCACGCTTACAGCAAAGCCGCCTCCGGGGGGAAGCAGCTCTCCGCGCATTTTAAGGTGCGGGAGTTTGCGTGTGGAGACGGGTCTGACGCTGTTTTGGTGGCGCCCCGGCTGGTGATGGTGTTGGAAACCATTCGTTCCCATTTTTGCGCTCCGGTGGTGATTCACAGCGCCTACCGGACGCCGCAGTACAATGCCAAGGTGGATGGGGTGGCGCACAGCCAGCACTGCTATGGCATGGCGGCGGATATCTCCGTCAAGGGCCATGCCCCGGCAGAGGTGGCGGCGTTTGCCCGGACGCTGATGCCCGATTGGGGCGGCGTGGGGGTTTATGACAGCTTTTGTCATATCGACGTGAGAGAGGCCAAGGCCAACTGGGCGGGCTAAACATCTGAAAGGAGGGCCAGAAGATGGCAACATCCACGCTTTTTAGCGCTCTGCAAGTCTGGAGAACCCATGGAAAAAACAAACCGAGAGATCCGGGCGCTGTTGTCATCTATGGCCCCGGCCCGGGCGGCGCAGGCCGTCCGGCTGGTAGGCTTGCCGCCTGACGAAGAAGCGGCGGTGCTGGCGGTGGACGTCCACGGCCAGAGCTGCCTACAGGCGGCAGCGCTGCTCCACGTCAGCGTGGACGGGTTGGCCAAGATCCGGCGGCGCGCCTACGCCAAAATCGCGGATGATATGCAGGGATAGAGAAAAGCCGTGTCCGAATCGGACACGGCTTTTTCTCTGGGTTTGAAGGCTTAATGCCAGGTGACCACGGTATCAACAAGGAATTTCCCGGAAGAATCCCGCACGGTAACGCGGCCTTTCAACTCGTTCCCGCTTATCTGTTCGGGATCCGCGTAAGCCTCGCTAACGACCTCGCCGGAGTCCGTGATAAAGGCCCATTCTCCGTATTTTGAGTCGGCCACGCGGAGACCGTCGGGCAAATTAAGCGTTGCGTGCAGCCAGGTGCCGGGGAAATTTTCAAAGGGAACCGCGCGAACCTTCGCCGCGTCTGGAACATTCCGGAAGGTGGAAGGGATCTTGTAAAGATGTGCGATCATGTGCTTTTCCTCCTGTTTTTTATTTCAACGCGTCGATGATCTTGGAAGCGTTGGATTCCGCGAAAATGGTTTCAATTTTGGCAGCGTCGGCCGCATAAATCAGGCTGAAATAACGCCGGAGACGGTCCGCCCGGAACGCTTCAAACCAGATTTCAAAGGGCTTCCCGGCATCGGCTGCGGCCTTGCGCATGAGATCCCGCCCGGCTTCGTCGCAGTTTTCCGGCTTGATCTTGTCCGCGATTTCAAAGAAACGGTTTACATCAAGCTGGATTTTCAATAGATCATCGCGGATGAATTTTTCCCGCAGGCTGGAAGCGTAAGCGATCTGCTTTTCAGAAACGCCGGTGATCTGGGGAAGGGGGTGCTGTTCGCTGAAGCTGGAAATGTAACCGGAAACGGCGTCCAGCTGGTGCGCACGCTTCTGCGCCGCGTAGCAGTCCGGGCAAGTGGTGATATTCTCTCGCGCCCATGCTTCATAAGTTCCAGCCTCGGTGGAATTGCGGCACATGTGGATATGTTCAAAAGTTTTCCCGCAGTGCTCGCACTTCAAAACCATTTTCACTCTGCTCATGATCTTCGTCCTTCCTTTTCCAATCCCAAGCGTATTAGCCGTTTAATCTCCGTCTGCCGGGCTTTGCCTTCCAGCGCGGCGAGGATATCGGTATCGGTGTTGTTGTTCAGCTTCAGCCCGATGAAGGTGGTGTTTTGTGCGGCCCACGCCCGCTTCGCTTCGCTGTCCGGCATGGCTTAAAACAGGCTCTTGAAGGTTACCCCGAACTTCTCGGCGGCTTCGGCTTTGAAGCGCTTCATATTTTCGTGGTAGTCCTCGCTGAAATACTCATTTGCCGCACCAGCGGAGATCATCCGGGATTCCTGTTCGTTGATGTAATCGGCAGCGGCCTCTGCGTTCTCTCCGAAGATTTCGTAGGTATCCATCAAAATTCGTTTCATATTTGTGATCCCCTTTCCTTTACTGTACCTAAAGTATAGCATAGGTTTAACCTATTGTCAATAGGTTAAACCGAATTTTTCAAAATATTTTCAGGGCAGTTTAAGGGCAGAATACAGGCAGTTTCCGGGCAGTTTGGCTGTCCGGATTTTTTGTATCATGGAGGCATAAAGGAGGCGCACACAATGTATGAACGGCTTTTGGCCTGCGGGTATCCGGCAGAGGTGGCGCGAGATATAATCGCGCAGACGGACCCGGCGGAGCTGGAACGGTGTGTGCGCATGATCGAGCTGCTCTACGATGATCGGAGGGAGTATGTATAGCCACTTCAACCCCAATCCCTGTGGAAAAAATGTGGGGGACTGTACCGTGCGGGCGATCTCTAAGGCAACCGGGATGGAGTGGGGCGAGGTGTATTTACGGCTCTGCATCCAAGGGTATCTGGACGGCGATATGCCGTCAGCCAACGCCTGTTGGGGGCGGTATCTGCGGAGCATCGGATACCGGCGGTACATCGTGCCGGACACCTGCCCGGACTGCTACACGGTGGGTCAATTTGCGGAGGATCACCCCAAAGGCACCTATATTCTGGCTCTATCCGGCCATGTGGTCTGCGTGCTGGACGGCATGATCTGGGACAGCTGGGACAGCAGCAACGAGAACATCTTGTATTACTGGGTCAAGGAGGATGACTAAAATGGCTTACACACCTTACGGATGGCAAAATCCCTATTACGCACCGCCTATGCCGGATAACCTCATGCAGATGCGCCAACAGCAGATGCAGCCTATGACACCCCAGATGCCGCAGGCCCCGCAAAACCCGGTGGCGCAGAGCGGCGTCCAGTGGGTTAGTGGGGAACAGGAGGCCCGAAACTGGATGATCGCGCCCAATGCTGCCGTGGCTTTGTGGGACAGCTCCGCACCGACGGTGTATCTCAAACAGGCGGATGCCAGCGGCAAGCCCTCTCTCACGATCTACGACCTCGTAGAACGCACAGAAACGCCCCGTACAGCGTCCACGGCAGACCCGGTGAAGTTTGTCACGCGGGAAGAATTTGACGCGCTGGCGGCGGTCGTGGACGGAATGAAGGGCAAAAAGAAGGTAAAGGAGGCTGACGCTGATGGCTAACCCCTTTTTTAACGCTTTAGGCGGCGGGAACACGCCGGTAGGCCGGTTCCAGCAGATGATGCAGCAGTTCAACCAGTTCCGGGCCTCGTTTCATGGCGACCCGAAGGCGGAGGTAGAAAAGCTGCTGCAGTCCGGCAGAATGAGCCAGCGGCAGTTGAACCAGTTACAAGAAATGGCGAAGCAGTTTCAAGGACTTATAAAGTAATCAACATCGTGGCCACGATTTGATAATAAAAAACTGAAAGGAGTTATTCTATGTCTCTTTCCTCTGACGGCGCTCCCATGCTGACAATGCCTGTGGCCCCCACCAATGCTGGCGGTAATGGCGGTTTCGGCTGGGGCGACAACGGCGCTCTGTGGCTCATTGTTCTGTTCCTGTTTATCTTTGCGGGTGGCTGGGGCAATGGCTTCGGCAACAACGGCAACGGCGGCGTGGTGGATGGCTACGTGCTGACGTCCGATTTTGCCAACGTGGAACGCAAAATTGATGGCGTGAACGATGGCCTGTGCAACGGTTTTTACCAGCAGGCTCAGCTCATCAACAACACCAACATGGCAATGGCAAACGGCTTTGGGCAGGCCGAGCTTTCCCGCGCCAACCAGCAGGCGGCTCTTATGCAGCAGTTGACTGCCATGCAGATGCAGGCCGCTGAGTGCTGCTGCAACACCCAGCGCAGCATCGAGGGCGTGCGCTATGACATGGCGGCGCAGGCTTGCGATACTCGGAACACGGTGCAGAACGCGACGCGCGACATCATCGACGCAATGAACAACGGATTCCGCGGAGTTGATCAGCGCCTGACCGCACAGGAGATCGCTGCGAAGGATGCGAAGATTGCTGAACAGAACCAGCGTCTTTTTGCTGCTGACCTCGCCGCCTCTCAGTCTGCTCAGACGCTTGATATGCGCAACTATGTTAGCGCACAGTTCGCGTATTACAATCCGCGCCCCGTTCCCTCGTTCAGCGTTCCTGCTCCGTACCAGTATACTGGATGCGGCAATCAGTACAACTGCAACGGGTGCGGCTGCTGACAACTGCATAGCGTAGCTTTTTGCCGATAATGGCAAAATGATCGGCCCCGTGTCGATGCTAAACCAAAGCGGCGGGGCAATAGCCCTGCCGCTGATTTTATGAAAGGAGTTTTCTATGCCTGAATACACTGCGATTGCCACGCAGACTGTGGCGGCAAATCAGAACGTGCTTTTTACCGAGGCACCGATCCCCTGCACTAAGGGCCTTGTGACGCACCGCGCAGGCTCCGGCCTGTTTAACCTCCGTGGTAACTGCTCCCAGTGCCGCGCCCGCTATAAGGTGGACTTTATCGGCAATATTGCCGTAAGCACCGGCGGGACCCCCGGCCCCATCTCCGTTGCCATTGCGGTTGACGGTGAGCCTCTGCCGTCCTCCGTTGCGACGGTGACGCCCGCAGCGGCGGGGGCATTTTTTAATGTGGCGGCATCCGAGTACGTTGACGTTACAAAGGGCTGCTGCGCGTCGCTGTCCATCCGCAACGTTAGTGGCGAGGCCATTGACGTGAGCAACGCGAACCTTATCATTACCAGAGTTTGCTGAGAAAGGAGAACACAATGGGAATGAAATCTATGTATGAACTGCGGGATATGCTCTGCAAGGAACTTGACGAGCTGATCCGCAAGGGCGAGCTGGGTGCTGGGGATCTGGACATTGCCCACAAGCTGACCGATACCATCAAAAACATCGACAAGATCGAGGCAATGGACGAGCGCGGCTATTCCGGGCGCTATCTGGACGATGATCTGCGCGGCTACAGCCGTGGCAGCTCCTATGCCCGGAGACATTATGTTCGCGGCCATTACAGCCGCACGGATGCGACCGAGCATCTGCGTAACCAGATCAACGATATGATGCGGGAGACCGACGACGATCGCATCAAGGACGCTTTGCGCCAGGCAATGGACATGATGGAGGACTAAGGGGGTAGGCCCCAATGATTGACGAGCGAGAAGTGGCGCTATGGATCAAGCGGTTAGAAACAGAAGAGTCCAGCTGGTCAAACTATGAAAAGCTGGCGGCGCTGTATACCATCCAAAACCAGAACCGGGAGCCGGTGAGGGAACCTCGAATGGTTGAGGCGTATTCTGCGGCTCCCGCGCCTGACAGCGATTTCCTCCGGGCGGTGTCTAACGTTGACCCAGCCCGTGCGTGGGAGGTTATGGACGAGCTGATGGACAGCTTGAAAGTGGTCAACGAGCGGGTTTACAATAGCGTCATGCGGAAATTGGAAAGCTAAATTTAACCCCTCGGCAAATGCCGGGGGGTTAGTTATATTTTAATGTTAGTGTTGCGACGTGAAAATAAAACTAACTTGGCGTTACAAAAAACGCACCGTCATTGTCTGCGTCGATGCGCTGGATTGTGCGTACCCAGAATTCCTTTTTTGCCTGTCGGTCTAAATCAGGATATTCCTTCAATTCCCGCCGTAATGTTTCAAGGTCAAATTCTTTTATAGGCTCCGGGTTTATTGCCGCGAGCTGCTGTTTCAATTCCGTATAGTCTTTTTTGTATTCTTCGATTTCAATCAAATCCGACAGATACAGGTCTTTCAGTTTTTGCATTTTCCGCTTGATTTGCTCCGCCGTTTTGGGCGGTTTTTTTTCTGCGGTTTTTGATTTGGAGTAATACTTTTTTGCGATCCCCTCAAATTCCCTCAGAAGGTAATCCTCAAGCACATCTTCTCGGATTCTGAGGATGTGCGGGCAGTCGGCTGGGTCAAGTGTGTGCGTTCTGCATCGGTAGTACTTGTACACCTGCTTTACAGTCTCCGGCTGCATATTTCTACCGCACTCCCGGCAACGGAGAATTCCGGTAAACAAATATATTCGATCCGCACTGGCGTTCCGCTGGCTTCGCCGTTCCAAGATTTTCCCAGCAAGGTCGAAGGTTTCTCGATCGACGAGTGCGGGCAATGCGTTTTCCACGCCGAACGCCTCACCTAAGTACAGGCGGCTTCTCAACGCATCCTTGTATTTGTTGTACGAGCGTTTGATCCCCCACTCTGTTGCCATATACCGCCTTAGTGCAAGGATGCTTTGCAGCCGTATAAAGGCTGGGAACATATCTCGCGCCGCATCTGCGGTTTCTTCATCAATGGCGTAGCGCCGGTTCTTCACGCAGATTCCGATAGGAGTTTTCCCGTTGGTGGGCTGGCCCTTTGCCCTCTTGCCCTCGTTGATGGCCTTAATGCGCTCCGATGTGCGGTCAGCTTCGTCCTGCGCTACCGACAACATAATATTGACCTTCAATCGCCCTGATGCAGTCCGCGTTTCGTAGTCCTCTCTGATGGCCTGCCAATCCACATGATTTTTGTCGAGAACCTCTTGCACGGCGTAGTACCCCGCCACATTCCGAAACCACCTATCCAGCTTGACAAAAAGGATGGTGTCGATTTTCCCAGCGCGGCAATCATCAAGCAGGCGCATCAAGGCCGGACGCTTTTTATACGGCTTTCTGGCGCTGATTCCGGCGTCCTCGTAAATGCCCACCACCTCCATGCCGTGTGCGGCGGCATATGCAATCAGGGCTTCCCGCTGGTCTGCCAGGGACAGGCCGTGCTTCGCCTGTTCTTCGGTCGATACCCTGATGTACAGTGCTACACGGATGCGTAGATTATTTGGTAGAGTGACCACTATTTTTTGGCACATGTTATCCCCTCCAAAATCCATAGTTGGCACAATGGATGTCAACCCAAACGCACCAGGCAAAAAGCCCGATGATCAATAGTGACAAACCGAGTATGATCCACCTGTATAGCTTCACGGAGTGCCAAAGATTGCACAGTTCTGTGTCCATCAGGCCGATGGTCTGCCGTTTGTTCTCAAGGCGGTGTTCTAGTCCGTCCTTTTCCGCTTGCAACGTTTCCTCACTGGCCGTCAGATGATCTCCGATGCCGTAAAATTCATCCAGCGACACGCCAAGGACGGCGCATATTGGCCCAACCGTGGAGATATAGGGGGCCTTGGAAGCATGGGTAAAGAAATTGTTGACGGTAGACGGCGGAATCCCCGATGCTTCAGCTATGTCCTGAATGGTCATACCCAAAGCGTTACGTTTCGCCTTACAAACTTCCTGAATTGTCATAAAAAGTGCCTCCTTACCCCCAAAATCAAAATATGGGTAAAGGCGGCACAAACTTTTAAACGGCTGAAAATGCCAAAAACCAAGCTTTGGGACTTGCCCACCCAACCCTGTTTTTGCTACACTTTGATTACGGCAAGCCGACACCCCCAAAGGCTTGCCCTCCGGCCCTCGCCGTTTGTTGCAGAGGCGGCGGGGGCTTTCTTATTTTCTTAGTGTCCTGATTATCGGATAGCTAAAATATACGCGCATATTTTTGTGCAAATGCGCATTAAAACGCTGGGGCATAAATGATATGCTTAGAACATGAACCGAACAAATGTACGAACAGGAGGAGCGCAAAACATTATGTTGTATGATATTGTAAATCAGAGTACAATAAGTGTCGAGGACGGCATTGAAATCTTCCGGGAAGAGTTGTTGTCTGCCGCCCTGGCGCTCCCATACGAAGAAAAGATACAGCTTTTAAGATTTATTGAAGGAGGAACAGCCAATGAAAGAGGCTATGATTGCATGGTACAGAGACACCAAAATGGTTGAAGCTGTGAATCGTTGCATGGACGCAATCTCCGCATCCGGTCTTTCCGCAGATGGGGCAGAATATCTTCCGGCTTGTTTGGATCAGGCTATTCGTGCCAGCAATCAGGTTACTGCTCAAAATACGCAATTCCGCGCTGCCCATGTAAGCGTGAAAGAAACCGATGGCGGGTATGATGTTACGCCTTTTGAGTTAAGATTTGTTCGATAGCCGCCGTTAATTACCGTATGAAAAGGAGGTTCATTATGAGAAGAGAAGATTTGCAATCTATTGCTGTTTCATGCTTTGGGAACTATTACAGCGTAAAAATTGGCGACGTTGAGATTAGCAATGTCAAAGCGTATTGTTTGGAGCAAAACAGCGATGGCAGTGTTCGCTTGACGCTCAATCTTGATTGTTGCTTCGCAGATACTCAGGTGGCCTTAAATCAGCCAGCCAATTAAAGCGGACGCAATAGCCCCCGTTATCCACGAGTTTCGTTCCATACAAGCACCGAATTTACTTAACAACCCCTGCTTTGGCATTTCTTGCCCTGCAATGATCTTTTCCAAAATAGAAATGATCTCTTGCAGGGCTTCCTTATCGTTCCCACCATCCCGTTCGGCACGCTCTTTCATCTCTTGGATAGAAACAGAAACAGAATTGTTATTACCAATTACCGAGTTTGTAACGGTGCCGATATTAAAAATTGTCTGCGATTGATGAGAAGGATTTTCTTGGATAGGCGTTTTCTGATAGTACACGTTTAGAAAATTTGCGGTACCGCTATGGTATTCTGTTGAAATTTCGGAAACATATACCGTTTTTCCGTCAGGAAAAGTCAGGGCATCGCCTTCTTTTATATCGACCGTCGGGAGAAAATTGATAGTATCTTTCCCGCGCATTTTATCGAAATTTGGCAGCCCTTTTTCAATGGATACATTTTCACCATTTCTTTCCACTGAAAAACTTACGCCGTGGGCTTTAATAAAATCACCGACAGGCATTTTTGCCCCCCCTGGTTTATTTTGTATTTGTCATCCACTGGACTGCAGCCCAGTTTCATGCATTATTCCTCTTGCTTTTCAAATATTCAATATAGCGTGAAATCTCAGTTAATTCCTCCGCAGATGCGGAGCGGATAAACTGTGCGATTTTATCGTCCACACCCTCGATCTTCGGATCGGGGGTTTCTTTTATGTTCTTATCTTCCGTTTTGCCCTGGAGCCATTCAACGGATACATTGTATTCTTCGGCTATTTGGTACAGCTTTTTATTGTATGAAATGCTGCTTCCGTTCTCCCACATAGCAACGATTGCGCCATCGTTGTATCCAATCTTCTTTGCAAATTTCGTTTTTGCGCCATGCACATATTTCCCATCTGGACCCTTGGGGATAAGGCTTAATATGCGCTCCAACACAATGTCCATAAATAAACCTCAGATTTGTCACATTCGCCAAAGTTAAAAAAATTTAGGAATCGCTATTGCAAAGTTAAATTTTGTGAGGTATCATATACCTAAGCCCACCGGAAAAGGATACACGAAAACCAGCCCCCATAAAAGCGGCTTTTGCAATGTCTTTTGGCGATTTCATTGTAATACGCTTTCCGGGTCGTGTCAAGCGTGATTTCTCACATTCATGAGGTTTCGGCGGGTATTGACTGCGGCAGAGATAAAAAACCGCCCCGAAGCCTCTGCAACAAACTTCGGGGCGGTTGGAAGCGAACTCGTTTGCTAAATGGAATACCCCTCTGCAACAGAGTACGCCATTTGGCGCGTAGTTTAACTCCCATGCTTACCATACCACATATTTCTGCCGCAGTCAATGAATTCTCACACCGAAAGGAGGGCACATGACTTGGCATTGAAGGAACTTCGAGAACGCTCCAGCCTGACCCGTGCACAGGTAGCGAAGAAACTGAATGTGGACTTGTCCTGTGTGACGCATTGGGAACTGGGCGACTGGCGACCGGCACGTAAGTACCACAAGAAGCTGGCGAGGATGTACGGCGTGACGGTGAACGAACTGTTCGAATCCAGCGATGGGGAATAAAAAATGCCCCGTCCGGTGTTGCAGACCGGGCAGGGCGGCGGAACAAATCTTAGGCTCAGATATGTATCCTGTGGCTATTTTAGCACAGGGGAAAGGAAAAGGCAATGGCGAAGAAACGAAAAATCGAATACCGGGTGATCTGGGTGTCTCCGCCTGACCCGGTGAAGATCATGACGGAGTTCGGCAAGATCTGGTCGAGGGAGCATGGCCTTGAGTTTGATGGTGTTTACACCAAAGAGGGGGACGTGAAGCAATGAACTGGAATCTGTTTTTTATGATCGTCGGCGTGGCCTACGCGGCCACTTGGGTATTCAAGGTTGTAGATTTTATCGAAGGAGGGGACCCGCATGAGAAAGCATGAACGGCGCACCAGAGAGCAACGGAAGGCGGACGCCTCCGCATGGATGGGCTTTATGAGTTTTCTGGCCCTGCTGCTGATCACCATTGCGTATATGGTGGTGAGTGCGCGATGAACAGGAAGGACCGGCATGAGCGCCATCCGCTGGATCTCTGCCCGGTATGCGGCATGGACAGCGGTGAGCGGGTGCAGTCTACGGACGCACCGTTTAAGCACTATGTACGGTGTTCCACTTGCGGGGCTATCACAGCGGGTTACGCCCAGCAATCCAACGCCACGAAGGCGTGGAAGAGAGGGGATGCGTGGAAATGAAGATCTATCCGGTGTGCGCGAGATGTTCCATCGTCATGAACCCCAATGCGTTTGACGATGTGGCTCCGGGGTTTTTGATCAACGGCGAGTGCTGCTGCCCGGAGTGCGCGAAGGATTGGCTCAAGGATGAAGTTGACAGCGATCCGGAAGCCGTGGCACGGGCCATGGGGATCGCGATCATCGACATCCCGGAGGACTGATATGAACCAGTGTGAGCGGATCTTGAAGTATCTGGATGAACACGGCAGTATCACACGGGCCGAGGCCATGAGCGAGTGCGGCATCGCCAATTTCACGGCGCGGGTCTCTGACTTGCGGCGGGACGGCGTGGCGCTGGACGTGGAGACGGTCACACAGAAGAACCGCTACGGCGAGACCGTGCGGTTTGCGAGATATAGGAGGAAAGAATGAACCTTTACGAAATTGACGCGGCCATTACGGCCCTGGTAGACCTGGAGACCGGCGAGGTCAGCGACTTTGACGCCTTCGACCGGCTTAGCATGGCGCGGGATCAGAAAATCGAGAACATCGCGCTATATTACAAGAATCTGGTGGCGGATGCCGCTGCGTACAAGGCTGAGAAGCTCGCCTTTGCCGAACGGCAGAAGGCGGCAGAGAACAAGGCCCAGCGGCTCAAGGACTATCTGGCGTATGCCTTGCAGGGGCAGAAATTTGAATCTCCCCGCTGCGCGGTGAACTTCCGCAAGACTACCAGCGTGAATGTGGCTGACCCTGACGCTGTTTTGGCGTGGCTGCAGGACCATGCACATGAGGATTGCATTCAGTACGCAGAGCCGACCATCAGCAAGCCGGGACTTGCCAAGATCCTGAAAACAGAATCCGTCCCCGGTGCGGAGCTGGTGGATGGTTATAGCGTGGGGGTGAAGTGATGAATATCTTTGAAAGCATTACCGCGATCATGCAAGAGATCCCGGCGATTGGGAAGGAAAAGGAGAACCAGCAGCAGGGCTTTAAGTATCGCGGCATCGATGATGTGATGAACGCTTTGCAGCCGATTCTCTCCAAGCACAAGGTTTTCGTTGTGCCGGAGGTCATCGATCAGTCGCGGGAGGACCGCGTGACCAACAAGGGCGGTACGCTGCTGTATTCCATGCTGAAAGTCAAATACACGTTTTACGCAGAGGACGGTACCAGTGTTTCAGCGGTGGTGATCGGCGAGGGCATGGACAGCGGGGACAAGGCCAGCAACAAGGCGATGGCGATTGCTATGAAGTATGCGTTCTTCCAGGTGTTCTGCATCCCCACTGAGGAAATGAAGGACCCGGACGCGGAAACGCCGGAGCCGAGCAGGCCGAAGGAACCGGCGATCCCAACGCGGCAGAAGCCGGGGTACAGACTTCCCCCGCAGGGTGACGCTACTGTTATTTGTGAGCGCTGCGGCGGTCAGGTGATGGACTACTTTGACGGCAGAGCCACGGTGAAGGCGGCACGTCTGGCGGCGAGAGCGAAGGAACTGTACGGCCATGCGCTGTGCGAGAAGTGCGTAGCCGAGGCCAAGGAGGCCAACGATGCAGCAGGTTAACGCCACATCGTTCCGCTGGACGATGGATGCCGCCGGAGACTGGCTGTGCATCCAGACCAACAAAGCCCGACAGGTGCTTGACAGCCTGATAGAGGGCAAGCTTTATGACGTGGAGATCAAGGAACACCGGGAGAAGCGGAGCCTCGATGCGAATGCGTACTTTTGGGTTCTGGTTGACCGGCTGGCTGAAAAGCTGCGGATTCCCAAAACGGAAATCTACCGACGGTATATCCGAGAGATCGGCGGCAATCATGAAATGGTCTGCGTGATCGATTCAGCCGTGGAAAAGCTGCGGAACGGGTGGGAACACAATGGGCTTGGCTGGCAGACGGATACCATGCCCAGCAAGATTCCCAACTGTACCAATGTGATTTTGTACTATGGCTCAAGCACCTACAACACCCGACAGATGTCGCATTTGATCGATATGGCGGTGCAGGACTGCCAGGAGCAAGACATTGAGACCCTGCCTCCGGACAAGCTGGCAGGGATGATGGAGGAATGGGGCCGATGAGCAAGAGCATCATGCAAGACCGCCGGGAGTGCTACCTGACCAGCTTTACAGAGCGGTTGGCAAAGCACCACGTCTACGGCGGAGGTAGACGGCAGCTATCCGAGAAATGGGGTTGCTGGGTGTATCTTCGCGCCGACTGGCACAACATGGCCGACTACGGCGTTCACGGCAAGAATGGCCACGAGCTGGACTTGCGCTTGAAACGCGAGTGCCAGCAGCGGTTTGAAGAACTGTATGGCCATGAGAAATTCATGGAAGTTTTCAAAAAAAATTATTTGGGGGAATGAATATGCTGAACAGAATTATTGTGATGGGCCGGATGATCCGTGACCCTGAATTGCGCCGCACTAACAGCGGCACGGCGGTGGCATCCTGCACCGTGGCGGTTGACCGGGATTTCAAGTCCCAGTCCGGCGAGAAGGAAACGGATTTCATCGATGTGGTGGCATGGCGCAACACCGCCGAATTTGTAAGCAAGTATTTCTCTAAGGGCCGCATGGCCGTGGTGGAGGGCCGCCTGCAGATCCGGGACTGGACGGACAAGGACGGCAACAAGCGCCGCACCGCCGAGATTGTGGCCGACAGCGTGTACTTTGGCGATTCCAAGCGGGACGGCGGCGACAACCCCGGTTATGCACCGGCACCCTCCGGCGGTTTCAGCGAGATCGAGGACGATGGGAACCTCCCGTTCTAAGGCGGTGGGCGAATGCCGAACAGGATCATCAAGGATAGCATCAGGACGAGTAAAAGCATCAACGCAATGTCGGACTTTCAGTTCCGATTGTGGGCGTACCTGATTACCTACGTTGATGATTATGGGCGCGGCAGCGCAGACCCGGAATTGCTCAAAGGCTTTGTATTCCCCCGCAGAAAAGGTGTGACTGAGGGAACGATCAGTAAGACGCTTGCAGAATTGGCGACTATAGGCTCTGTGATCCTCTATGAAGTTGACGGAGAACCGTACCTATGTTTTCCAAACTGGAGCGAGCACCAGACGGTGAGGAACAAAGTAAGCAAATTCCCGGCACCTGCTGACGGATTGATTACATCTGAAATCAATTGCAATCAATTGCAAGCAAGTGAAAGCAAATGCGCCCGTAATCCAATCCAGAATCCAGAATCCAGAATCCAGAATCCGGAAGAAGTAGGCGGCGAGCCGCAAGCGGCATCCCCGCCGGTGGTTTCCATCCCGCTCAATGATGGAACTGAATATCCGGTGTCTCAGGCGCAATGCCAGGAATGGGCGGGTGTGTACCCTGCTGTCGATGTGATACAGCAATTGCGGGAGATGCGGGAATGGTGCCTGAATAACCCGGCGAAGCGGAAAACGGCGCGTGGTGTGCGCGGATTCATTACTCGCTGGCTTGCCAAAGAACAGGATCGCGGTGGCCGTAAGGGGGCAAAAGGCCCCGGCAACAAATGCGAGGACGCTTGGGGGTATGTGTGATGGCGGGAGATTTTAAGCTGGCTGATCTGGTGCGCCCGTGCCGGAGATGGAAGGCGGCAAGGACGCCGGAGGTGACGTACCAGTCTCAGCAGCTTTGTTGGGACTGCGCTAATGTATACGGCGGCTGCGAGTGGTCGGCGCGGTTTGAGCCGGTCCCCGGATGGGATGCGATAGCCACAACACGGACGGTCAGCGGGAAGTTTGTAGAGAAATCTTTCAGCGTCCGCGCCTGCCCAAAATTCAGGAGGGGATAACGATGAAGTGTGAACTTTACCACGATAATTTTCAAAATTTTAAGCGATACAATGTACCGAAAGCACAACTTGTGATCGCGGATATTCCGTACAACATCGGTGCGGATGCATACGCTTCTAACCCTATGTGGTACAAGGACGGTGACAACAAGAACGGAGAAAGCAAGCTGGCGAAGCAGAGCTTTTTTCACACGGACGGGAATTTTCGCATTGCGGAGTATATGCACTTCTGCAACCGGATGCTGCGGAAGGAGCCGAAGGAAAAGGGGCAGGCACCGGCCATGATCGTATTCTGCGCCTTTGAGCAGATGCAGACGGTGATCGAGTACGGAAAGCAATACGGGTTTATGAAGTCTTACCCCTTGTTTTTCGTAAAAAACTATTCGGCGCAAGTGCTGAAGGCCAACATGAAAATTGTCGGCGCGACGGAGTTTGCCGTTGTCCTCTACCGGGACAAGTTGCCGAAATTCCGCAACGTGGGGGCAGACGGAGAGCGGCACATGGTATTTGACTGGATCTCGTGGGAGCGTGACAAGCGCAGCGAGTATCCGAAGGTACACCCAACGCAGAAGCCGATTGGTGTCTTGAAAAAGCTGATTTCCGTATTTACGGATCCCGGCGATGTGGTGATTGACCCTTGTGCTGGCAGCGGGTCTACGCTCCGGGCCGCATATGAGTTAGGGCGCAATGCCTACGGCTTTGAGGTTGATAAGGCGTTTTACAAAGCGGCAAAGGGGGAAATGCTTGCACCACTGTTTGAAAAGCCGGAATTTGAGCAAATGCGAATGGGAGAAGCAACATGATCCGGCTTGTGATTGACATTTACGATGGCGAGGACACACAGGGAACGAAGGAGGCGGTGGCCATGCTGCTGGAGCCTCTGGGCCGCGTCCGGGTGGTCAGCGTCATTACCGATGGCAAGGGGGAGAAGCGGTGATTGCATTTGAGATCCCCTATCCGGCAACAAAACGCGGTAAAGCGGCGTGGAACAAGCGGTTTGGCCTGAACGCGTATTACGCCGGTAAGCATTGGTCACAGCGGAAGAAGGACGCGGAAGAGCTACATACCTTGGCCCACTGGGCAATGCGCAAAGCAGGTGTTACAAAATGCCTGGTAAATTACCCCGTAAAGGTGACGTTTTTCTGGAATGACAATTTGGACGTTGACAATCACGGCGCGCTGGGCAAAGCCTTTGTGGACGCGATGAAAGGCTATATTTTGCCGGATGATAACCGCAAATGGTTCCGTGCCGTGGAACACAAATTTTGGGGCGGAGATACGATCCGCGTGGAAATTGAGGAGGCAGAATGATGGATGCTGTGGAGTTTTTGGACAAGGTTGACCGTCTCAGCAAAAGGGGATCTACCGAAGAAAAAATGCGCTACAACGATTATAGGACAGCAGGAGATAACGCATGGGCGGTGAAGTTTGTCGAGCAGTGGGCCGCCGCACACCCCGTCAAAACCCGCCAGAGCGTGTTTTTGGAGATGTTTCCCAATGCACCAATATTTCCAGATACCGGGATCGTCAAAATGTCTCCTTGCGAAGTGGATGCAGTATTGCGTGGAAATTGCCCCGGCGTGGGATGTTGCCCGGAGTGCCGGAAGAAATTTTGGCTTACGGAGGTGGAGGACGCATGAAAGCGTTGATCGGCGGAAGCCCCTGCACACGTTGGAGCATTGCACAGACGAAGAACCGTGAGACAGAGGCCAGCGGCATAGGCTGGGAGTTATTTCTGAACTACAAAATCGCCCGCGACAAATACAAACCGGACTATTTCCTGTACGAGAACAACAAATCCATGTCGCCCGCCATCCGGGAACAGATTACGGCGGAGTTAGGCGTGGAGCCTATCCTGATTAACAGCGCCCTGGTGAGCGCACAGAACCGCCAACGCCTCTACTGGGTCGGCAAGCGTGAGCCGGACGGGTTCTGCGCGTATCGTCTGCGTAATGATGGTGCAGACATCGGCAAGACCGTATTCCTCACTCACGAGGAGGCAAAGAAAGCACTGGAGGCGATAAAGGATGAGTAAAGCCGTACTTATCAGCATCCGCCCCAAGTGGGTGGAGAAGATCGCCAACGGTGAAAAGACCATTGAGGTGCGCAAGACGCGGCCGAAGCTGGACACGCCGTTCAAATGCTACATCTACTGCACGCTGCCAAAATATCCGCACGAGGACTTCATTGCGACGGACTATCCAAGGCCACAGTTTTACGGCGGCGGCAAGGTCATTGGGGAGTTTACCTGTGAGCGGATCGTCCCGATCACATACGATGGCGGCAGGCTATGGTGTCCGACAAATGCCGCCTTTTCCCCTGCAACGTGCTTATCTCAGGCAGAAATTATAGCTTATATCGGCGATAAGGGGCGTTGTTACGGCTGGCATATCTCCAGCCTGCTGATCTATGACCAGCCGCGGGAGCTAACGGAGTTCCGGCGGTCTTGTCCTAATGACCTATACTGTGAGGCCTGCGCCATGTACAGCAACAACAACGGTATTTGCAACAATGGGGCTTTGCCGCTTCGCCGTCAGCCCCAGAGCTGGTGCTATGTGGAGGCGATGAAGGATGGCAATTAGCAAATCAAAGCGTGAAGCGGTCTACCGAAAGTATAATGGCCACTGTGCGTATTGTGGACGCGAAATCGCCTACAAGGATATGCAGGTAGACCATTTCCACCCATTGAGAGCGTGGGGTATTGAGGACACCGGTACAGACGATCTCGACAACCTCATGCCAGCCTGCCGGATGTGCAACCACTACAAGCGTGCAAATTCGCTTGAAACTTTTAGACGCTACATCGCAGAAATTCCGCGAAAGCTGCGCGAGAACTATATCTACAAGATTGGCGTGGTTTATGGCAATGTCATCGAGGCTGAAAAACCGATTGAGTTTTACTTTGAGACGCAGGAAAGGAAGGAGGGCTGACCATGGATGAATACATTAAGCGGGAAGCAGTGCTTAGAGCTGTGCATGGACAGCGTAGCCCATGCCGAAGCCCTGCACAAAATCGGATGCTTGACTGTCTGAAAGCGGCTGTCATTCGCATTTCTGCCGCCGACGTGGCCCCGGTGGTGCATGGGTTATGGATGCCTATTCGCGAAAGCGAAATGACCGGATGGGATCCCGCAGTTGCAGGACGAGACCCGATTGGCGGATATATCTGCTCTGCCTGCAAAGAGGAAGCCGTTTATGACTGCAACGACGAGTTTGTTCTGTCGAAATACTGCCCCAACTGCGGGGCCAAGATGGACGGAGGTGACAACACTGAACGTTGAGCGCCCGGCTTCCTGCGAAAGTGCGCTGCGTGGGCTGCAGCATCAACTCATCGACTGAAAGGAGATATTAAACTATGCAGTTAGAAGTAGCCGTTGAAATTCAGAAAGCTTACAGCAAGCTCACGTCTGGGCAGGTCCCCTTCACCAAGAAGAATATGTGTGCGATTTTGGCGCCACTTAGAGACAAGTACGGCCTGACGGACAGGCAGGTGTTGGCAGTTGCTCGCAACGAATTGTCCTTGGAAGAAATCATGCTGCTCAACCAGACTCAGGAGGAGACGAAGCAGCATGGATAAGTACATCTACGGCGAGAGAAAGGATGGCGGGGATGGCTAAACAATCCGCTTACTTACAGCGGCGGGACGCGGAGCTGGATGCGGTCTTTTGGGCCGGTGCTGCGATGGCAGCGCAGTTTGCCGTGGACACTTTGCAGATGACCATGCACTAGCAGGAAGGCTGGGGCTATGATCGCATCATGCGTGTCACGCATGAGTGGATGGAGACCCAGCGAGAATACAGACCTGCCTTAAACTGCAAGGACCCAGAGGCGGACGTCCGGCAAGTGCACATGGACCGAGTGCTGGCGCAGATTATCAACGGGAAGGCGGAGCTGATCCCATTCCCGGACAGATACAAGGATCTGAAAAAGATCCGTTATGGGAGGTAACTATGCAGAAGGAAGATATATCGCTCCTGCGCATCTATGCGAAGAATGACATGAATTGCGTGAAAACAGAAAAGGAGATGGACATCCACCACAACAGTGTGATCTATCGGCTGGGCAAGATCAAGACGGAAACCGGGCTGGATGCGCGGAAGTTCTGGGACTTGGTAAAGTTGCTGGAAATGGAGGAATCATGAAACTTGGACAGGTGGTTCGGGCCAGATTCAAGTCCATACCTTCCCAGATGGAACGGCAGCACCCGACGTATGAGCAGCTGTATCCGTTCCGGCGCGGAGAGGTAATTTACATCCACCCAAAGGGCCGGTTTGTCAGTGCGCGCACGGAAACGGCGGGCGGACCCGTGGTAGAGAATTTCTGGCTATGTGAGGTGGTTATGTGAGTACATTCCCGGAACGGCTGCGCAAGTTAAGGGAATCTGAGCGGCCTGCTAAAAGCATGAGAGTGAAAGCGGAGCTGATTGGGATCGGGCATGATACGCTGCGGAAGTACGAAACCGGAGAGAACGAACCGGCTCTCAGCCAGTTAAAGCTGATAGCGAATCATTACCACGTCAGCTTGGATGAGCTTGTATGGGACGAGGGCGAGCGAGAGAGTAAACCTTTATAGTATCGCAAAAAAAAT